CCAGTATTCGTTCACCCTGTGACCCCACTTAGAAGCGTCAGCCATAACCTCAACAGGGTCAAACTTATAGTGCCTGCATTCCCTCTCTAGGACTTTCTGAGGTTCCATTTGAACTTCACAGTACTCTTCAAGGATGTCTTCCGCACCTTTAATCTTGGCAACCAAAGTCATGTGGTGTTGGACACCCAAAGATACTTTGTAACCATATTCTTTTGCCAACGCCTTGATAGCAGGGGCAAGTTCTTTCTTCATTTCTTGACTAACGTAGGCCATTTCTCAGTTCCTTTCTCATTTTCAATACAAGTATTATAGACCATGCGGCAGGGTTTGTCAACCCTTTTTTTCACTTTTTTTCATTTCAAAACAAGTGAGGACACGCTCTCGGTCTATGCTATCACCGTCACCCCACTCCCACTTAGCATACCTTTTAGAACAGATCTTCAGATATTCCTGAATGGCTTCCTCACAGGCAGCAACATTGAATCCCTCTTCGGGGTACAAACCGTCATACCCATAGAATGACAGGATATAGTTGCGGAACTCAACAAGGGCGGGGTTGTTGCGAAGAGCAACGAAGTTGGTGATTTGCGACATAAGATTTCCTTTCTCATTTTCAATACAAGTATTATACACCCTGTATCAGAGAATGTCAAGCCTTTTTTCAAACTTTTTTTGGTATTCCTTTCTGATCTTCCCCGATGAACCGTGTACCAAAGAACTTGAAATTCAGTTCCTCTTCCCAGTCATAGTGCTTGTCGTGATGAGACTTGTTCTCATGTGGACAGACCCATAGGGGTTCGACAAAGCATTGACCCCACTCCATCATACATTCAGCAATCATCTCCATGGTATCGTCTTCAAGTGCATATATGGACTGTTGCTTCATCAGTCTGGGTAGATATCGCTTCACGGACAATCGTGAGATGTGTTCACCGAACAACGATGGAGATGCAAGGCGCAGAGAGTTCACAGCTTTGGCACTCATCAACGCGGGTAGGATGTTCCGTTCAAACGCATTTTGGTGATGATACGATAGTCCGTATCCGGTCACCCTATCACTATAGTAGGAAATAAAGTCCTTTGCATTGGTAAGACACTGCTCGTGAGTTATCTGCATACCATCAAACGGATTCTCCTCTTGTCTCCAGAACTTGTCACTACGGACAAACGCATAGTCATCTGGACTGACTGTCCACGGTTGGATATCATCTATATCTGGTGGCAGTTGTGTCGCGTCCATGATGTTGCGAATGGTTGTCGATCCATCCATGTAGATCTTGTATGCTGGGTTGTGTTCAAAATACTTATTGTGAAACCTCCGCGAAGCCTCATCAAAGTATTCTATCCTATTAACAGGTAACTTGTCAAGATCTTTTTCATCAAAAGTTTCCTCAACGCCAGCCCACAGTGTATCGGGAATTACCCACAACGGTAGTCCTAGTTCTAGACACGCAAACATCGCAGCCAGTTGAGAAGCACCGTTCTGAGGCATAATGATGGTAGTGACCTCACCTTTCCTCACACCGTTTTGTATCAACAGATGTTTGAACTGATTGATGATCTCACAGAACTCAGTCTTAGTCAATTCATCTATAAGGATACTATCCTTTATAACGTCACGAGTTATCATTTTCACGTATTTGTTGATTGATATAAAAGAGATATTCCGCAAACTCGGCGTGGGCTTGTGCGTCTGGATGACCGCCCGGATGCCAAGGTCTGTCTTGTTGAAATTCTTTTAGAGTCATATCGTATTCACCAATACCAATCTTACACTCTGGTCGAAGCAACTGAATACTATCATTCACCCAAGCACGCCAAGCTTGCACCTGTTGACTTGTATCACCGTTCTTGATCTTAGTATTTAGTTTTAACCATTCTGTCCGTATGTGGGAGTGAAACACTCCCTGCATGACTCTGATTCCCATACCGTCACAGATAGCCTGCATAGCAACCATCTTTGATAACGTGTGGGTGAGACCTGTACCAAAGGAAGACCTCAGCGCAGTAATCAATCTTGGTCTACGTTTGAAGGTGTTGTGATAGTTGTAGATGGCATCGTTGCAGTAAATCCTAGTCAGATCTGGGGACATGGATATTGCAACATCATTGTTTCGACGTTCATGCCATTGGGTCATGGAAATGTGCGGATAGACTTCCATCTCATCAAGATTGAGATCAGGCACTTCGAGTAGAGTTTCCTTTCGTATAGGATCAGACCATAAGACCATGACATCTGTGACATCACGATCCTTTCCATGTTTTACCAGATAGTCTACTGTGTCACGAAATATCTTATCGTTACCGCTGCCGCAGTTTGCAATGTTATCCTCTACCGTATCTAACTTTCTAGCGAGTTGATATGCCCATGTAAGAGGCCAGTGATCCATTGGAACTGACTCACATCCCTCCAACTCATCTCCCATGGTGAAACTACACCCGTTTACTAATAACACTCAAATGCCCTCTTAACTGTTCGTAATTGATCTTTGTATCCTGAAAGAATGGAGTTATGTCAAAACCATCCGGCACATCTATCTGTGGTTCTCTTTGCCTATTTAGTATGTATTGTCCATCTACAAATGAGATATCGTCATCTATGTAACGAGGATTGTCCCACCACTCGTGTTCTACCATCATCTGACCATACTTCAGCGTAGTCCTATAGAAGTTATCCGGTAATACGCCAAGACTATTGGGAAGTATTTTAGTATTAGCATTTACATAGTTTACCAATAAAGGAATGGCGGTGTCGATACTGCCATAGTGAGACTGAAATGCCACATTATATTTCTTTGCTAGTTCAACAAATTCTTCGTCCAATACAAACCCCGACATATTGATATTCAGTGTTTTTCGGAAAGGCCCAGAGAATGAGCTGAGGAAGTCGTATAGTGTACTCTTGTTTGGTATCATAATGTGACTAGCACCCAACTCATATATCCCTTGTAACCCTCTTAGATAGGATATTGATTCGTCATGGGAATTGTCGTGACCAATTGAAAAGGTGTGGTGGTTGTGGATTGAAGCTTGACGAACACTCGTTACCATAAGACTGGGTAATAGTGAGGTGAGCATGGCAGAAGCGTGATGTAGATTCCTAGAGTGAATCACTCGCGAGTGTCGAGTGAATCCAAATATCTTTATATTTCTTTTCGCAATACCAACAACCTCTTTGTGAGAGAATGTGACTGGTTTGGATGGCCCAGTCGTTCCTGATGTGGAACTGACTAGAAAGGGATCGTCTTCGTATACGGGTGCTGCTTGGAAGAACTTGTGTTGCGTAGGAGACTCAACATCAATACCGACTCCACCGTATCGCCTCATCATCTCGTCGTGTAGACCGTTATAGATTTTAGTGGTGTCTTCGGCAGAACTGTAAATATAGTAATCGGATGGGCCATGCAGTGCGAGTTTGGTAAAGGGCAGAGACTCCTTGGTAGCGGGACTGTCTAGAATGAATACTCTCAGTCCCATCTCAGCACATGCAAGTATTGCACCAACATGTTTGACATTGACTCCCATGATCGATATCGTAACAAGGTCACCCTTCTTCGCACCCGCATCAAATAGTCGCCACTTCATCTGGTTTATGTGAGTGTCGATATCCTCACCGGCAAATATTTCACATATAAGGTTACGATCTAATATGTTTTGCATGAATCTTGCAGCCTATAAACTCATTGTAGTATTCATCACTCAACAGAACATCGTATTGGAACTGTAGTTTTGCTTCGTAATACGAACACTCACCTTTAGTATGACACAACCGGAGAACCTCTCTATGGAACTCCTGACCCCCTTCTACGAGAGTTTTTACCTGTTCTGAGGAACCATAGTAGTCACGCCAGTCCGATTGGACTCGTGTTCGTTTGCGTCTTTTTCTTGTTTTCGTAACAGGGAGTATCTTGGGTTTCCAGAAGAACTTCTTACCAATATACTTTTTACCAGTGCTTAACTCAGTCAAGCAGTAGACGAAGCCTTGGTATTGCTCCAAGACTTCGTCTTCTGGTTCAAACTCCTTACCTTCATATATCCACATAAAGGTATATATGCTAGTCTTGTATGGAGACTCCACACATAGGACAGTATTGGGGTTCCTCTTCACTGTCCTTTACTATAACCTCCACTTCAGTCTCACAGAGATTACACTCTAGTACAAAGATTGGGAGTTCATCGTCCTCTATCATGCGGCACTGGCTTCTGCAGCATCATCCTCCCAACCCCAGTCACCTTCCATACCGTTAACGGAATACTCAGTAACACGTTTCTCAAAGAAGTTGTCGTGGGATGCACCATTCAATACCCAGTCCAACCACGGCAGTGGATTGTCCTTGACACCAAACTTTGGTTTCAAACCAAGTTGGAGGAGTCTACGGTCTGCAATATGACGGATGTATTGTTTTACATCTGCCTCCGGTAGACCTTCGATCTCACCCGATTTGTATGCCAGTGTGATAAATCGATCTTCTAACTTGACAGCATTCTTGGCCATCTGATAGATCTTGGACTTCAACTCATCGTTCACGACACGGGGACGTTCTTCACAGAACTCGCGGAACAACTTTGCGTTCCCCTGTACATGTAGAGTCTCGTCTCGAATAGACCACTCAACAATCGTACCCATACCCTTCATCTTACCGAACCGTTGGAAGTTCAGTAGCATGACAAACGATGCGAACAGAGACATACCCTCGTTGAACACAGACTGTGCCAACACCAGTGCCAGACCAGTCAGGTTATTGATGTCTCCCTCTTTCATAAAGTCGATCTTGTCAGCCATCTCCTTGTACTCAAGGAATGCATGGTGTTCTTCATCAGGCAGACCCAAGGTATCATTCAACAATGCATAGGCACGTTGGTGTACACCCTCACGGTTTGCAAACGAGGACAACATATTACGGACTTCGTTGTTTTTGAAACGAGGAATCAACAACTCGTGATAGTTTTCTCCAACCTGTACATCAGACTGAGTGAACAGCCTCAATACTTGGGTGATAAACTCTTTCTCTTCTTCGGTCAGTTTGGTTCGCCAGTCTTGGATATCCTCAGACAGTTCTGCCTCATCCTCGACCCAGTGAACCTCTTCATGTTTCTTTACTAGTTCTACCGCCCAAGGATATAAGAACGGTTTGTAAGTTTTACTAAACTCTAGTAACGCCATCTATTTTTTACCCCTCACAGGCGATGCATTCATCGCCATCTTCAGTTTCATGGTTTTCGTTCAAGTGTTCCATCAATTCATCCCAACCACCCACATACTCACCTTCTAGGTAAATCTGTGGTACGGTCTTGACTTTACGACCTGTGACCTCGGCAGCAGTCTTTCCGATTTCTTTCAGATCAATGTAGTCAAACGGGATTCCTCTCAGTGTCAACTCTTCCTTTGCCATAGCGCAGTATGGGCAATCGTCCTTTCCATAGATTATAGTACGAGTATCACCTTGGAGTGCGACACGTTCTACTTTCTCGGATACGTTCTCTGCTCTTTGTTTTGCCTCTGTACGCAAGTAGTATAGACCCTTGAGTCCTTCCTTCCATGCTTTCAGATGCACCTTGTTGACATATGACTTCTCAGCCCCAGCAGGGAAGAACAGGTTCACTGACTGTCCCTGACAGATAAACGGTTGACGTTCCGCTGCGTGAGTAACCACCCAGTTTTGATCAAGTTCATCTGCTGTCTTGAAGACTGCCTTCTCTCCTTCGGTGAGGAAAGGAAGGTGTTGTACCGAACCTTTCTTGGTAATGATTGATGTCCAAGTAGATTCGTTGTTTTGACCCTTCTCATCTAAGAGTTGTGTCAAGTATTTATTCTTTACAAGGAAAGATCCGGCGCGTGTCCTATGTGTGTACGCATTTGCCTTCAGGGGTTCGATAGACGGAGAGGTGGACAGGATAACACCACTGGACGCATTCGGGGCGATAGCGAGCAAGTGTGCATTGCGTCTGCCAGTTCCCACTCCATCAGGATATTCTCCTCTTTGTTCGGCGAGAAGTTCAGTTTGTTTGTCGGCTTCTTCTTTGATATGTCGAAAGACAACTTGATTGATTTCCTTCGCAGCCTCAGACTCCCATGCAACGCCGTGCTTCTGAAGTAGGCTGTGGAATCCCATCGCCCCAAGTCCGATAGATCGTTCGCGCTCTGCACTATATTTTGCTCGTTGAATTGTATCTGGGGCTTCATCGATAAAGAACTGCAAGACGTTGTCAAGCATAGTAATGAGATCACGAACAATACTCGTATCTTTCCACTCATCGTAGTACTCCAAGTTTAGACTTGACAAACAACATACCGCAGTACGATCCGCGCTTGTCGGTAGATGAATCTCATTACATAGATTAGATCCATGAATCTTCAATCCACGATCTTTCAACGACTGTGGTAAAGATGCATTTGCAGTATCAATGAAGTTTAGGTAGGGTTCGCCTGTACGGAATCGAATCTCAAGGATACGCTCCCACAGTTTACGAGCATTGACGGTTTCCTTTACAGCACCGTCTTTGGGATCACGCAGATCAAACTCAGTGTTGTTGACCACCGCTTCCATGAACTCGTCGGTAATGTTGAGTGCATTATGTAGGTTCAATGCCTTACGTTGCACATCACCCGTGGGGATACGCATGTTCATGAACTCAATGATGTCTGGATGGTGGATATCCATGTACGCAGCGTAGGAACCCTTACGAGTCTTACCCTGACGATACGCAATCATGTCAGCATCTACTGTGTGTAGGAAGGGTATAGGGCCTGGCGCAATGTCTGACACGGTACGCACATCACTCCAATGACCTCCAACGCCGCCACCATATACACTAAGCCAACGTAACTCAGAAGAATGGTCGATAAGACCTTCCAGCGTATCTGGCACATAAGTGAGGAAGCAAGAGATAGGCATTCCCTTGTCTTTCTTGGTGCCATTCGGAGCATTGGATAGAACCGGAGACGCGAACATGAACCACTTATTAGACACATAATCGTACAACCTCTGTGCAAGATCTTCGTCCATTTGGCCCCGATACTTAGACCATGCTTCTGATGCCCTTTTGAATCCCTCTTGAGGACTCTTCTCATAATCACGTAAATAAAAGTCTTGTAACATTCCTACTGCGTATTCAGCGAGGAGACTATCTTTCTTTTTATCAATTTTGACAGGCATCTATTTTTCCATGGTGTGCGTTTTATCGGGAGGTAATAGTATATATCACCCCCGTATTTTTTAGATCGGGTATTATACCTCTTGACGAGAAGAAAGTCAATCTTTTTCTGAGATTTCTTCTTCTTTGGGTTTGCGCTGGATGGCGCCTTCGTAGTAGGCTATGATTGCTTGTTGTTGTTGCAAGAATCGTCGGATCTCTGCAATATTAAGTGAGAGAGTTTCGTATGATCTTACGCTGAATGCATAGAATACCCATTCCTGACCGTTATCTTTCTTGTAGGTCTCTATGAAATCTTCCCAGTTCTTCTCGGTCACCACGTAAATTCTGGGGTGATTGAGAGAAACCGGCTTAGGGGCAACCTGTAGAGGTATCTTTTTTTCGATAACCTTCGTCTTGACAACAACCTCTGGTTCCGGTGGTTGTCTACCAATCAGTGAACACCCACTAATTACTGGTAGAAGCAGAAGTAGCAGCAGCGCCGGTGATAGTTTCGATTTCATTCCATACCTTCTTTGTAGCATTGTTGACCCTTGTCTCAATCATTCCGGGCTTCTTCAGACTGAGTAGTGTGAGATCGTGTCTCTGTAGTTTACTTCGCAATTTGTCCGTATAGACTTCCGCTTCTTGTAAACCAATCTGTAGTTCTTGGTTTCGTTCTGTCATCTCTTGTGCGAATAACTGCACTTCTTCTAGAGCCTTCTGATTCTCTTCCGCAACAAGTTTGAGTTTGACGTTGTTCTCTCGCAGAGTTTGGATACGCTCTTTCATATCATTATACTCGCGGTAGGCGCCAAAGACAACAGTACCGACCAGACCGAATATGAAAATAAACAAATAGACCTTAATCATTAGTCTTCTTTCTTGTAGATAGTCCAACCACCATATGCGATAGCAGCATATGCAGCGATAGAAGCGAAGGGTTTGAATACTAGGAAGATAACTCCCGCAGCGATAAGAACCACACCATCAAGTGAGGTTCGTTCTTTGAGTCTTGCTTTGATAAAGTCCATTAGAGTGCTTTTGCTCCCACTTTTCTGTGACCGTTCCATGCAACAAACCCACCGATGCGTAGTGCCCAGTATGCCAGTTTGTTCAGGAAGTGAAATCCATTCTGTTCAATACCGATGTCACGGAACAGTGCATCCGCTTCTTTCTGTGTCATTGGTTCTGTGGTCTTCTTCTTACCCTTCTTGAGTAGGACAGTGTATTTGTAGACATAGTCATGCACCAGACCACCTACGAGTAACACACCAGTCGGTGATAACCATGAAGCAAGGAACTTAGGAACAGAGGCACCGTCAAAGACGAACCCTTTGGGGATGACATACTTCTCACCGTCTAGAGAGAAGTTCCAGTCCTTGGCAATCTCCCAAGTTCGTACACCCAGAAGCCACAGTTTAATCGCACCCCAGAACCCTTTACCTGCCGTTTCGATTGTAATGGGTTTCATATGAGGCATCTCATCGAACTCCAGACCAACCAGTGGTTCATCCTGATCAACACCAAACAGGTTAATGATCCATCCTATGATGATCAGCACACCTACTACGGTAAACTGCCACCATGTCATCAATTGGTCTATAATGAATTCCATCTACTTACTCCAGTATTTCTTCGACGCTTCTTGTTTAGTGATAAAACGCTTCAAGACTTCGGGTCTGTTATCGCGTTTCTTTTTCTTCTTTCCTATGTATACAGGCACAATCTTATCAGGATTATCCCCTGCTCCAGCAACCGCACCTGTGGCGGTCATTTCTTCCTCGAACTCTCTGAATCCTTTCATCGTGTTATTTCCCCAGTGGAAAAGTAGACCCACTGTTTAGAGTTTAGATGCATTCCTTTATAGATGTCTATACCCAATACCTGAGAGATCGGTTTGGAATCACTCTC